AGCCAGTTGGGAAAATATAATGTCAGAAGTAAAGAAGTTTGGTCCTTATAAGGGCTCTGAACAAAACGGCGGTCGTCCTATTTATGTTTACAAGAAAAAAGTAAATGGAAAGTGGGAAACTACCTCTAAAAACAAGGCTCGTGCTGATTATGAGTCTAAGACAGGAAAGAAACTGTCTAAAAACACGGATGTTGACCATAAAGATAACAACCATAATAACGATTCTAAGGGTAATCTTCGCCCGTTAGCGCATGGTAAGAATACCGCAAAAGAAAACAAACGCCGCGCAGGCAAAAAAGAAAACGAAAAGTAGGAGTAGTTATGTCTATGATGTTTGGTGGAATCACTGGTATGACAAATACCAATCAACAACAAGGCCAAAACTGGAATGTTGCTATGCAGGCTGCTCGTTATTTACGCCGTGGTGGCCGTAGAGGGTCTGGTGTAAATAGTCTTAGTGCTCAACAGCAAGCGGATTTAATGACGCACGGCTCTCAGCTCCGTATGGATGAAGCAACACATGAGGGCAATGTTCGTATGACTGAGGTAGGTAATCGTGCTCACGTTGCTGACCAAGAATATATTCGTGCTCACGGGGTGGCTCCAGATGATGCTACTGGTCTTGTTCCTGGTGGCCATATTGGCGCTGCTCGTACTGCAAATGCTACGTTTGATAAAAATGGACGGCATAATGGTAATACCTCATGGTCTATGAAACCTACGGCTGGTGGAGGGCTAGCAGGTGGTGCTTCTAATGCAGGCACCATGAATCCGCCTAACCCAACTACTACAGGTGGACAGTTAGTTGTTGGCGGCCAGCCATGGCCTCAAGGCGGTCAGCCAGGGCCTCAAGGCGGTCAGCCAGGGCCTCAAGGCGGTCAGCCAGGGCCTCAAGGCGGTCAGCCAGGGCCTCAAGGCGGTCAGCCAGGGCCTCAAGGCGGTCAGCCAGGGCCTCAAGGCGGTCAGCCAGGCGGTGGCACTCGTTACTGGGTAGACCCAGGTCAAGCCCCAGCAAAGAGCAATGTTGTTAACTTAGACCAAGCAAAAAAAGCAGGTTTGGCTAATATGTGGATGCGAAATGCTGAAATTATTGAACCCAAAGAAATTGAAGGTCGTCGTCAACTTCCTACAGGACAGCGTAAAGAAGTTCAGGCTGGGCCACAGTTTGATGGTAAGCGCGAACCTTTAGCTTTAGGAAGTACCCGTAGCCCGTTAGAACTTGAGGCTGGGCCTTCACGTACTATTAACCCTAAAAAGTCTGGTAAAAGCCGAAAAGTAATTGGTTCAGTTCTTAAGTCTGTTATTCCTGTAGCGGAAGAGGCTGGGGAAGCTGCTCTGTAATGGCACAGCAAAAGCAAAATCCACTTGTTCCAAAGACTGATGTGCAAGCGTCAGCTATGGAACAGATGAATGCTGTCCGAGCTAAAGCTAACCCCAGAGATTTTGAGGATGCTTTACGAAAGACAGGCAGTGGCCTGCTTGTTCGCGGCATCCCTACTAACGCTATTCAACAGAATAGATGGAATAAGTAAAAAATGAACCGCAACCAAAATTTTCAAGAGGCAGTAGCCCCAATCATGATAATTAACGATTCTCGTTTTGGGTTGAGGCAGTTGCCTAAAAATAATGAGATGCCTTCAATTTTTTCGTACAGTAGCCCAGGTCGTGGAGCTAGTGGGGAACACCAAAACTAATTAGTTTAGGCAGTTGCCTAGATTAATTTTAGATACACTGATTTAAGCCAGAAGACATGAGAGGCATCTCCTTCTGCAAATAACTAGTTATTCAACGCCTAAGGAAGGATTAAACTCTTATGGCACAAGACTCAGGTAACTGGACCCCCAGTACCCTTCCAACTATCTATCAAGACCCTGCGCTGTCTATGACGGCAACTGCGTCTAATTCTAGCTCTGGAACAGTAATCACCTACACGACCGCGTCTGCGCACAACCTTGTTGTCGGTCAGTCAGTAGTTGCGTATGGTTTCGGAAGCCCATGGCTAAACTATGCTCCAAATACCACTATTAATGGTGTTGCTACCAACCTCGGTGCAGGTAAGCCTGCCGTTGTTGCTTCTGTAACCTCTTCAACAGTATTCACTGTTAACACAGGTACACTTTCTACGGCAGCATCTTCAGTAGCTGGCTACATCCAGCAGGACGCATTGGTTACAAATCAGCCTTGGAATAATACTTACTTGTCTCCAACGATAACTAAGAATCAAGCCGTTGGCCTTGAATGGGGCGATTCATTTCCAATCCAGCCTAACGATGACCGCGCTACCCCTGCGGGTGCTAGCAATAAGTATTCTGCATCTATTGCATCTACTGCTACTTCTGTAGTTGCTGACGGTATCAAAATTACTTATAAAACAAATGCTGCTCATGGTCTAGTTGCTGGTTCATGGGTTGCCATTGATGGTATCGTTCCTACTCAGTTTAACTTCAATTCAGTTCAGGTAGCCTCAGCCGCTGATACCACTACCTTCACTGTCCTAAGCCCAGCTACTGGAACTTATGACAAGGATAACTCTTTTGGCGTAGTTGCTCCTATCTCACTTAATGGTGGTTCTGTAGAAGCTGTTGTTACTTCTGCTGTTGGTCCAATCGCTGTGTCTAACGTATCTGGTGCATCAAGCTCAAGTGTACTAACCTTCACATCAGTAGCTAGCCACGGTTTGATTACAGGTCAGACTGTAACAATTGCTGGTATGGTTCCGACTGCATACAACGTAACAGGTGTTATCACAACAACTGCTGCTACTACATTCACGATTGCAAGCACTGCAAATCCTGCTAGCTCTACTAAGAGTGGTTGGGCTTCTGTAACGAGCAACTCCTACACTACTAACGTAGCGCATGGAAATATTGCTGGTCAGACTGCAGTTATCACTGGTGCTTCACTAGCTGAATACAACGTATCTGGTACTATCAACGGTACTACGGCAACTATCCTGAATCTTCCTGCTAATACCCTGAACACGGCAGTAACTTCAACTCAGCCAATCACCGTATCTGGTACAGCAGTAACTTATGTTCTGTCTTCACCTCATAGCCTAACTACAAGCGATTCAGTAAGCGTTTACGGTTTTGTTGGTGGTGCTAATCTTAATACTCGTGGTGACGTAGCAATCTCTGCTGTTACTTCTAATAGCGTTACTGTTAACACTGCAGCAGACGTAACAAGCCTTGCTACTTCTGCCTTCGCTGTTTCTGGAACCCCAGGTGTTGTAACTTACACCTCTGCTGCACACGGCTTCAAGGCTGGTCAAATCGTAACTGTAAGCGGTTACGGTGGTGCAGACGCAGGTATCTACAATGTATCTTCTGTAATTATTTCAGCTACAGCTAATGCATTCGTAGTTTCTGCTGGTGCAGCTACTGCTAAAGGTACGGTTACTGGTACAGGTACACTATCTGTTGCGGCTACAACTGCTGCAAAGGCTATTGCTGGCGTTACAGCCGTTGCTGCTTACGACCTAAGCTCAATCACCCTGACCGTTCCTAACAACTTTGTTGTTGGTCAGTCAGTAGCGGTTGCTGGTCTAACAGGCGGTACTGCTTACAACACTACTGGTACGGTTATCTCTGCTGACCCTTCACAGGTCAAGATTGGTTACGCACCTTCAGTAGCACTAAGCGGAACTCCTGCAGTTACATCAGCAGCTAACGCTGTAACAGTATCTACAAATGCTTTGCCAATCGCTACCACTACTACTGCTAGCGACCCAAGCAAGTTCGGCTTCCTTGTTAAGAAGGGTGGAACGTTTGTTTCTCCTGCTTACGTTGGTAGTGCAGACAACGCATGGGGCCCAGCGTACCTAGTACCTAGCATCGGTTTGAACCCGAACTTGGATAACCACGAAATTGTGGCTAACAGTTCAGGTACTGCTCGTCTTGGATACCCAGACTTCTACCCAACGTACTCAGTACCTAACGTAGTTGGCAAGACCTACACCAATGCTATTCAGGCCCTAAAGGCTGCTGGTTTGGAAGGTGCTGTAGCTAATCAGACTACCCCGACTGGTATCACAGGAACGACTGTAGCGGCTACTACAGCGGTTACCGTTAGTGCTACTACTAACGTAAAGATTGGTATGCCTGTATCTGGTCTAGGTATCGCGGCTAATACAACTGTTGCAGCAATTCCTGATTCAACACATATCACATTGTCTACGCCAGCTACTTCAGCTAATACCTCTGCTGCGCTATCATTCGGAGTTGCTCCAAACACGCTTGCAATTAGTGCGTTTGCAACTACTTCAAGCACCGTTACTTACACAGTACCGTCGGTAGCAAGCCTATCTGTAGGTGACTACGTAAACATCGTGTATGTAAAAGATGATACAAACACTACGTTCCTCCCTAATACCCAATACAACCGTAACCAGGTTGCTGTTGCCTCTATTGATACCGCGAACAACAAGTTCACAATCAATCAGGCTGGCGTAAATGGCGCTAACCCTACTGGTGGTGTTGTAATTCCATTGAACACTGTAGTCACGGCACAGAGCCCATCTGCTGGTCTCAACTCACTAACTGAGGGCACTAACTCTAAGTTAGTATCGCTAACTCGTAACACTGGTCTCTAAAGACTAAACGCAGAAAGGCACCCTACGGGGTGCCTTTTTGTTTGTCACGATACTTTTGCTTTTTAATCCGCCTACGTTCTTGTTCACTTGTTCCTCCCCAAATACCTAAAGTATTAGGAGTTTTTAACGCATACGCTAAACATGGAATTATAAATGGACAAGGTTCGCATACTGTTTTTGCTACTTCTACTTTTTGAAGATATTCTGCTTCTGCTTCTTTAGTAGCTCTAATTGGTTTGTCGTCTTCGGTGTATTCAACATGTAGTTCTGGAAAAAATATTTCTGGGTCAACTGTTTTACATGGTTGAGTCCCATCAAATGCTGGGGCAGTAGTCATGGTTTCTCCTAACGCGGTTATAGCAAATCCTACTCTATATATAGGACAAAACACAAATTGACTATGACAAAACAGTAGCCTTAGTGTTTAATTGTATTAACACTGTTTTCACCATAAAGGCTCAGAGTATGTCATTAAACATCGCCAGTTCTTGGTCCCAGCTAGTTTTATCCTCCGCAGAGATTCTTCTCCTTGTTTGGGCGGGTCTTAGGTATATAAATAAGCTAGCCGCTAAGTTGGAGAAGCTTGATGATATCAATAAGCGTTTAGATACAATAGAAAGCCAATACCGACCAAATGGTGGCTCTAGTATGAAAGACGCTGTAAATAGAATTGAAAAGCAATTAGACAAAATGCAAGACCGTCTAGATAGCCACATTGACCACAACCGCAAGGAGTAGAAATGACTAAAGTACAAAAGGACAAGACAGTAGCCATTGTTAGGCAGTACCTGTACGCCGCTCTAACGGCAGTAGCCACCGCTTTTGCTGCTGGGTACACCACACCTAAAGAATTGGCCTCAGCGGCCCTTGTAGCCGTTCTAGGGCCTGTTCTAGCGGCGCTTGACCCAAAGCATACCGAATACGGTGTAGGTTCCCCTAAGGGCAAATAACTTTGGTATGCTGTAAGCATGCATGTAATTAAAAGCGTCCAAACGTATCAAGGTCATCCAGTGCCTTCTAGAGCGTATATGCCGCATAGAGTACCTTCTAATGGGCCTGATGCAAGCTTAAACGCTGCAAGTTTATCTATGGGTGGGTTGCCTTATTCACCTCACTCTAGAATCCCATTAAATGCGGACGTCTATGAAGAGCCCGAAGTTATTTATGATTACAATGAAGCGTTTCCTGAAGATGGTTCTGATTTCCCTAACGGGGCAACCGCACAAAATAACTTTGAGCCTTTATTGTGGCTAAGATGCTATGATTGTCATGCTCGTGTGCGCGAAGATGAAACGGAGGAACATGAATGCCTGGAGTAGACGACCTTCCTGACCCAAATGATTTATATGGATTGATGAGCAATAACTCTGATATGTCTTTTGCTGAAGAGGAGTTTGATAGCTCTCAAGCAGTAACTCCCAATGAGTATAGAAACGGCTCTAAATCTGCCAAACTTACGTTAGCACCCACGCCTACTGAGAACATAAAAAGCCCTAGGACTATTGCGGCTGGATATGATAAAGAAAACTTTATCCTCACTATTCAATTTAGAGACCACACTTTATATAATTATTATGATGTTCCTCCACGTATTTGGGGAGATTTAGTTTCTCAAGATTCCATTGGTAAGTATATGCAACAAGAGCTAGACTCTTGGCCACTAAAAAGTCGTGGAAAAGCGGCAGCTAGCGGTTCTGCATACTATGAAAGAAAAGCTAAAAGAGCTCGTAAAGAACAAACGAAACAAGGTGGGATTAACAACCCAGCAAATTGGTGGTTATAATGTTAAACGTTGGTACACTATATGGAGAACTTATTAAGTATCCTCATCGCAAGTTTTTTCCTATTGTAGAAAAAGGATGGACACACGAAATTGAAGAACCTTTCCGTAAAGGAAGTTGTATTGTTTTTAGATTTCCTTTCACTAAGCCTGGTTTGGTGTTTGGCTTATGGGGAAACGCTCAAGATGAGACAGAGGCGCTTACAGCGGCTATCTGGGGAAGACACCTAGACGTACCTGTGGATGAACTTTTGGAGTGGGATTAATGTTTTGGAAAAAAGATGTTGTTCCTATAACCTTTTCAGATAAACTTGTTAAGCGTGTTGCTAAGATTCCTACTGCCGATTTAATTATGTGGGTTGAACAAGCTTTAAGCGAAACTGGTAGGACGTGCACGTCGTACATTAAAAGCCCTAATCCGTCAGACATTAACGATATGATTATTGGCGCTGAGGCTATCCATTATTTGGTAACAGAACTTCGTCGTAGAACCGTGCTATAATTTAATTGCCTCACTTCTTTCCTCTCCTAAGGTGGCATGGAGGCCCTAGCAGTTCACCTCCTCTGATGCTAGGGCCTCTTTCTTTTGCTACAATGTCTCTATGGAGATAAATGAGTTTTTTGATAAGGTCTATGTAATCAACCTAAAGCGCCGTTTAGATAGGCGCATGGAGATACTAGAAGAGCTAGAAAATTTTGAGATTGATGCCGAACTTTTTGAGGCAGTAGATGGCCAAGAACATGACTGGCGAGAGTACTTTTCCGTGTACCCAATAGCTACTGGGCATGATTTAGATAACGGCGGTATCTCTAAAAATATTGCGGGATTGGCTAAGACCCATCAACTAATCCTTCAAGATGCTATTGATAAAGAATATGACCGCATTCTTATTCTGGAAGACGACGCTGAGTTTGCAGAAGATTTGCCTGAAGCTTTTGGCAGAGTAGTGGCGGAACTTCCTGAAGACTGGGATATGCTTTACTTAGGTTCTCAGAATTTCATAGAGTTGCCGAAGCCTTATTCCACTTTATTGGGCAGAACCTGTAGTACGCTTGGGCTCCACGCTATCGGTATTAGTAAAAAAGCGTATCAAGAGCTGCTAGATAGCATTGATTTTAAATATCCTGTGGATATCAACTACATGAAAAAAGCCAATAGTATGAACAGTTTTGTGGCTCTAGAGCAGTTAGTATGGCAGAGACCGAGTTATTCTGACCTACTTAATTTGTATGTCAATTATGGACGATATACTGCACCAGTACCTGAAGAGGACTAAACCAATGAGTGAACACAAGTTTTACCTAGACACTGAAGATGAAAGCTTTGACCCAAGTTCTTTAATTGAACCAGAAGAAGAGCTGGAGGAAGAGTTAGACGAGCTCTCTAAAGAATTTGTCAATAAATTAATTGACAAGATGATTCAGTTTATGGACGCTCTTGTAGGACATTCGCTTCATCCTTATCAGCTACCTCTTGCACGTCGTATTATTGAATCAGTTATTATTAATGATGGTGAGGAAATCACCGCATTAGCTGCCCGTCAGTCTGGTAAATCTGAGACTATTGCTAACACCGTGTCTACGCTCATGGTGCTTCTTCCCCGCCTTGCCCAGATGTATCCAGACCTACTAGGTCAGTTTAAGAATGGTATCTGGATTGGTATGTTTGCTCCTGTTGAAGGTCAGGTAGAAACCCTATTTGGCCGTACTGTAGACCGACTTACATCTGAACGTGCTCAAGATATCCTTGGTGACCCAGAAATTGATGACTCATTAAGTAAAGTTCCAGGCGTGTCTCGGCAAATCCGCCTAAAAAACTCTGGTAGTAGCCTTACAATGATGACAGCTAACCCGCGAGCCAAGATTGAGTCTAAGTCTTTCCACCTCATTGTTATTGATGAGTGTCAGGGTGCAGATGATTTTATTGTTACCAAATCCATTAGTCCTATGCTTGCGTACTATGCTGGAACAATGGTTAAGACTGGAACACCAACTAACGTAAAGAATAATTTCTATAACTCTATCCAGTTGAACAAGCGTAGCCAAACGGGCAAAGGTAAGCGGCAGAATCACTTTCAGTGGGACTGGAGAGAACCATCTAAGGTAAACCCTAAATACGATAAGTTCGTGCGAAGGGAAATGCTTCGTATCGGTGAAGACTCTGACGAGTTCCAAATGTCCTACAACTGCAAGTGGATGCTTGAAAGAGGTATGTTTGTTACTTCTACTGTGTTGGAAGAACTTGGCGATAAGAGTATGGAAACGGTTAAAGCTTACCATCGTACTCCTGTAGTTGTTGGTATTGACCCTGCTCGTAAGATGGATAGCACCGTAGTTACTGTGGTCTGGGTAGACTGGGACCGACCTGATGAGTTTGGGTTTTATGACCATAGAATCCTCAATTGGCTTGAGGTTCAAGGAGATGATTGGGAAGACCAATACTTCCAAATTGTGAACTTTCTTGCTAACTACAATGTCTTTATGGTCGGTGTAGACGCTAATGGCGTAGGTGACGCGGTAGCTCAGCGCTTAAAGCTTCTTTTACCAAGAGCAGAAGTTATCTCTCTAACCAGTAGTCCTACCGAGCAATCCAAGCGTTGGAAACATTTAAAGTCTCTAATTGACCGCAGAATGCTAGGCTTTCCCTACCATGCAAAAACTCGTAATTTACGAACACACAAACGTTTTATGCAACAAATGACTGACCTAGAAACTAAGTTTAAGGGACCTAACTTTATGGCAGCTGCCCCTGACGAAGCTCACGCACATGACGACTTTGCGGACTCTTTGGCTATTGCTTGTTCCCTCACTATTGATATTTCTATGGTTGAGGCAGAAACTTCTACTAACCCATTTTTTAGTAGATAGCTTGAGTTTAATCAGACTAAATCCTTAATAGAGGGCATAATTTTAAGTGAGGTACCTCAACCTTCTTTAAAGGAGAATCTCTTTATGTCAGAAATTATCGCACCAGCGCCCCAGCTTCCTGAGCGCCCAGGCACTGTTTACGACCGCACACTAAGCCCAGCTCTGCCTGGACAGCGTGGCCCACTTCGTTTTGAAGAAGGTCTTGCAACAGATACCGATGTTCCTATGGAGTTCACCAAGGGTGCTATGCAGGGATACGTCCCAGCCCCTGGTCGTCCAAACCATAACCAGAACGTATTTGAAAAGTTCCCAGAAGAGACTATGCGTGAACGCGCACACGTCGGTTCTGCGGCTTGGGTAGAAGCACCAACGGTTTTGTCTGAGTTTGCTTCGCAGGCTTTTGCTGACCATGGTGACAACCACTTTGAGGAAGTCTTTCGTGATGGTGGGCACCAGTACCGCCTTAGCCCAGCCGTAGTTCAAGACTAACTCTTACCTAGGTTCCCCCTCCGTACTTATGGCGGAGGGGGTCTAAGGATTTCTCATGGCACTTATTCAAGGTAAATCTGTCCAAGAAGGACCGAAGCAGCTTCCTGCTAACCCTAAGCTGTGGAACATGTATGTGGCACAAGCTAAGGCAAAGTTTCGTGTTTACCCTTCTCCTGCTGCTGCACACTGGGTTCATTCCCATTATGCACAGGTAGGTGGAAAGTTTGTGGATAGGGAAAGCCAGATTGACCCACGTTTTCGTGACTATGTTCAAGAAAAAATGGATGCGCAAAAGGAAGCAAAGACTAAAAAAGTTACTAAGCCTATTGGTCGTGGCACTATTCGCGGTGAAAAGCTACGCGGTTAACAACTATGGTATTATTGTGGATAACAAATAGAGAGGATAACTAGGTGAGTATTGATTTTTCTCCTCCCAGTTATCGGGCAGCGTCTTCTGACCTCACTATCTCTATTTCCCCTTTGGGCCTTGTTGAGCTTGCTGATGAAGAGTTTGAGGTTCACGGCCCTCGCCTAAACCGTTACTCACTTAACTGGGCTATGTACCTAGGTCACCATACATCTTACCGCCGTCAAGCTGGTGAACCTTCTATGGTGTTCAACTACTATCGTGCTCTTACTGATTACATCATTAACTTTTCTTTCGGCCACGGTGTCCATTTCCGTAGCCCTAAAGAAACTGAAGGTATCGTCCCTGACTTGCTTGAACGAGTATGGGATGTTGACAATGATAAAGATACTGTAATTTGGGAAATGGGTCAACAAGGCTCTGTTTCTGGTGACTGCTTTGTCAAGGTGGCTTACGAAGAGGCTTACACAGATACTATTGGACGCATGCACCCAGGTAAGGTTCGTGTCCTTCCACTTAATGCCTCATTCTGTTTCCCCGAGTTTCACCCCCATGACCGAGAGCGACTCATCCGTTTTAAGTTAAAGTATCGTTTCTGGGGCACCTCATTAGAGGGCACACGACAGGTTTTTACTTACACGGAAATCCTTACGGAAGACATTATTGAGGAATATATTAATGATGAACTCATTGACTCACGCCCGAACCCGCTTGGCGTCATCCCTGTTATTCACATACCAAATGTTAGGATATCAGGCTCCCCCTGGGGTCTTGCAGACTGCTACGATATCATCCCACTCAATCGCGTCTATAACGAAACCACTACCGATATCGCAGATATTGTCAACTACCACGCCGCCCCTGTCACAGTTATCACAGGTGCCAAGGCGAGCCAATTGGAAAAGGGTGCTAACAAGGTTTGGGGCGGTTTGCCTAAGGACGCTAAGGTCCAGAATCTTGAAGGTGGCGCACAAGGCCTAAAGGGCGCTATGGAGTTCATTGCCATCATTAAGAAGGCTATGCATGAAATGGTAGGTGTACCTGAAACTGCTCTTGGTATGGCGCAACCTATCTCTAACACTTCTGGCGTTGCTCTTTCTATCCAATTCCAGCCTTTGATGAACAAGTGGAACCAAAAAGTAACTCAATATTCTCGTGGTCTACAGCGGATTAACGAGCTTATTCTTCTTAATCTTGCTATTAAAGAACCAGAAGTATTTGTTTGGAACCCTACAGTTGAAGGCGAGCTTGTTTCTGGCGAAGCTCAAATGCTTAATATCAACGACCCTATTACTTATCAGAACTACGTACACTTCTTGCCACCGCTCCCTTTGGATAAGCTAATTGTGCTTAACGAGGTGCAGACCAAAATGTCGTTGGGTCTGGAATCTAAAGCAGGTGCCCTGCGTACTTTAGGTGAAGAGTTCCCATTTGAAAAGCTTGAAGAGATTCGTATGGAACTTCTTGCTGATGCTAAGGCAGACGGCGCAGTCAAGCTCGTACAGACTCAGATTGAAAACACTATTGCGCAACTAACAGGTATGCTCTCTGGCGGTCTTGGTGGCCAGCCTGTACCTATGGGCCCAGGTCAACCTGGTGGGCCTCCTGCAGGAGCAGATGGTGCGGCTCCTCCTATGATGGCACCACCTCTTATTGATATGGCGACTATCGCAACCGAGCAAGGCGAACAACAGCTTCGCATGGACCTCGTCACAAAAGCTTACGGAACTACTTTGCCTAATAGGCGAGCACCAAGTAAGGAAAACAACGATTAAACGTCTAGTTTTAAGCAGACAAAAACGTTTAATCGTACAAAAATAAGTATAGAAACAATTGTTAGGTCACTTGTGTTATTAATTCGGAAAACGACCCAGAGAAAAACTAAGGAAATAGTATGACAACATCTGTAAACGCAGATGCTGCAGAGGCTTTCGCTTCTGAAGCAAACGTAACTCCAGTAACAGAGCAAACGGGCGTTGATGCACCCGCTGTTACTAACGCAAACAACGCCAAGTTTTACACTGATGAAGATTTGGCACGAGTTCGCAGCCAGGAAAAAGACAAGCTTTATCCTCAAATTGATAGCCTTAAAGAGCAGCTTGATGCTCTTAAGCGAGAGCGTGATGAAGAGCTAGCAGTTAAACTTGCTGAAAAAGAGGCTCTTGAAGCACAACTTGCTGAAGAGGCTAAGCGTAAGCAGGAAGAAGAGCTAGAGCTTCGGGACCTTTTGAAGGTCAAGGAGACTGAATGGTCTGAGCAGCTGGAGCGTGAGCGCCAAGAGCGCGAACGAGCCTTCGCTTTGCTGGAACGCGAAAAGACGTTTGCAGAAATTCAGAGTTACCGTAATCAGCGCATTGCTCAGGAATCAGAAAATATTTTGCCTGAGTTAATTGAATTGATTAATGGTGAAACTGTAGATGAAATTGAATCTAGTATTCAAGGACTAAAGGCTAAGTCTTCCAGTATCATGGATAACGTACAGCAAGCAACCCAAGCTGCTCGTAGGGATATGACTGGAACAAGAGTTACTACTCCTCCGAATGCTGGACCTTTGGACATTGAAACGGGTAACCGTCAGTTCTCAGCAGAAGACATTAACAATATGTCGCTGAATGACTACGCGAAACTCCGCAGTAAGCTCTTGAGCCCACAGGCTCAAGGATTGTCTTCAGGCTTGTTCGGTTAAGTCGTCCCCTACCTCACAACAACTATCTAGGAGTCACAAGTGGCTAGCTCAATTACAGGTACTGGCAATCTCGCCGCGTCACCTACCGCCTATTCAGGCACAAATTCGCAGCTAACTCAGTCAATTCAGCAGATTTGGTCTAAGGAAATTCTTTTCCAGGCCATGCCAATCTTGCGTTTTGAACAGTTTGCTGTCAAGAAGACTGAACTTGGTGTTGCACCAGGTCTTCAGATTAACTTCATGCGTTACAACAACCTTGGCTTTGCACAGCCATTGGTTGAAGGTGTTCGTATGACAACCAATGCTTTGACTGCACAACAGTTCAGCATCACCGTTTCGGAGCATGGCTACGCGCTTGCTGTTTCGGAACTCCTCCTCAATGCTTCTTTTGATGACGTTATGGCTTCTGCTTCACGTCTTCTTGGTCGCAACATGGCTATCTACCTTGACCAGATTTCACGCGACACCCTTTACGGTGCCACCTCTGCAATCTACGGTTACGACCGTTCAGGTTCGTCAGCTGTAAACAACTGGTATGACTACGGTACCAAGGGCACAAGCCGTGCAGCAATGACTGGTAACTTTGGTCTTACAACAGCCACCGTTAAGGACGCTGTAGAAACCCTTGCAACCAAGAACATCCCACGGTTGGGCGAAACCTACGTTGCTTTCGTTCACCCACACCAGAGCCGCAAGCTCCGCGACAATCCCGAGTTCATTGAAGTAACGAAGTACGCCGCTCCAGGTAACTTCATGCTTGGTGAAATCGGCCGTTTGTACGACACCGTATTCATTGAAACCACTCAGGTTCGTAAGACTCCTGGTGGTGCTGGTACAGGTTACACTGGCGACACTGCTGTATCTACTCCTGTTGTTTCAGCAGGCGGTGGCTACACCACACCTAACACCTTCACTGGTTCAGGTAATGCAGACCGTTACGATGCTATCTTCATTGGCGACAACGCCTTTGGTCACGCTATCTCACTTCCTGTGGAATTGCGCGACGGTGGTATTCTTGACTTCGGTCGTGAGCATGCACTTGCTTGGTACTCAATCTTCGGTCTTGGTCTAATCACTGACCAGGCAATCGTGATTGCAGAAACCAACTAATCAAGACCCCTTAAGGGGGGCCTTCGGGCCCCCCTTATCTTTTAGCACAGACACTAACAACGGAGAAAACACTCATGGCAACATCAAAGGCAAAGCCTACAGACGCAACTGGACGTCAGCGCGAAAAGCTAATCCAGGAAAATGCGGAAGCCGTTCAGGAAGCCGCAACTCAGATGGCTATGGCTACAGCTCAGAAGGCTGAGTCACTTAGCAACGATATCATTGACGCTACTGTTCCTGGTCGTCAGGAAATTGTTATTGACGAACCTACTATCATTTCTGATGAAGGTAAGACGGTTACTATTCGCGTAATTGAAGATATTGAGAATATGACTTTTGGCGCTGGGAACTACTTCTCGTTCCGTGCAGGTCAAAAGTATCAGGTTGCTCAGGACCTTGCTCGTCACCTTGAAGAAAAGGGATACCTAGCTGGAGTCATCTAATTAGGTTTTGAGATGGGGCCTTCGGGCCCCATTTCTGTTTTAGGCTGATTTTTTGCCGTAAATAAGGCATTATTTATTAGAGCGTACTTAAGGAGTATTCGTGGCTGCTATTGCCGATATTTTATCTAGAGTCCGTTTAGAATTAGGGGATAACGCGGCTCAGTTTACGTCCACGCTTACTGGTGATGGTGTCACTAAAGATTTTTATGTAAACTATAAGCCTGTAGATTCTTTTGGTGCAGACGGCTTTGCTGTATATGTTGATGGTGTTCCTAAAGCACAAGGTACAGACATTAGTGCTTCTGCTACAGATTATACGGTTGAAGAAAATCTTGGGGTTATCCATTTTAAAACTGCCCCTGCTCAATACTCTACTATTTTGGTGACAGGTACGCATTACCGCTATTTTACTACAGCTGAGCTCACTACCTTTGTTAATACGGCAGTTCTACAGCACACAGACAACCGTACAGACCAGTACGGTACTAATGTAACTATCTCTAGCCTTCCTCCCGTAGAAGAGTACCCAGTGGCTCTCCTAGCCTCTATTGAGGCATTGTGGGCGCTGGCTACCGATGCCGCGTTTGATATTAATATCTCGGCCCCAGATGGTGTGCAAATTCCGCGTAATCAGCGATTTTCTCAGCTATCTACTATTATTGCTGCTCGTAAAGAGCAGTACCGAGAATTATGCTCGGCACTTAATATTGGTCTATGGCGTATTGAGATGGGTATTTTGCGCCGAGTTTCTCGTACAACTAATCGCCTTGTTCCAGTATATATGTCGCAAGAAATTGATGACTCTACTGTAGCGGAACGCGTTTACATTGAGAATAATCTTAAGGGACGTAGCCCACTACCAAATCCAATTGGTGTTTATGATATCGTTCTTACTCAAGGTGATACTTGGAATGTAGAGTTTGACATTTATAATAGTGATGGAACAGCATTTAACTTAACTGGATACAATATTCAGGCGCAGATTCGTACCTACCCAGGTTCCCCACTGTTAGTTGCTAGCCCAACAATTACTGTGGTTGATATGGTAACAGGCAAGATTAGTTTATCTTTAACCTCTGACCAAACTGATTCTTTCCCACTTAAATCTTTTTGGGATTTACAGATTTCTAGCGTTGATGGAACATTTAACCAAACTTATGTTCGCGGGCTTGTGTTCGCTAACCGCCAGATAACTGTAGACAACCCAACTCCAACTGTTTACCAACCTTACTTAGGCCCAACGTTTACTGCGGATAACCCTATTAAAACTGCTACTGTTGGGACGCCATACTCGTATACATTTGTTGCGACTGGTACTAGCCCAACGTATGTAGTCAGCAGTGGGTCTCTACCTACAGGATTAAAACTATCTAAGGATGGAACTGGCGTTGACGCTGGACATACTCGTGGTTCCATCTATGGAACTCCTACAGTTGCTGGAACGTATGTGTTTGCTGTCACTTGTACTAGCTCTTATGTAGTCACTACCACGACTGATGGCCAAACAACTAGTGAAACTATTTACATGTCTACATCTACGCCTAACTTCACAATTACGGTGAGCTAATGAGCGATAACCCAGTAATTGTAATACCTCCAAGTACGCCTTCAGTAGTTGTAGTACCAGCAAGCACAACATCCGTTACTCCTAGTACTGTAAATGTTAGTGGTACATCTGTTGGGCCACAAGGACTTGCTGGTGAACCTGGAATTATTTCTTCAGCAACGGCTCCTGCTCCTGGCTCAACTGTGTATTGGGCTGATACTAATGAGCCTGGTTATGAAGCGGTTCCTTATGGTGGCTTAACTGGTCAGGTACTTAAGAAAAATACTGATGCTGACTACGATTATTCATGGAGTACTGTAGGTCAAGGAACTGTTACTTCTATTACCGCAACGTCCCCATTGACTGGGGGGACTATTACGGGAACTGGAACGCTTGGTATTCAAGACGCGTCTACATCTCAAAAGGGTGCGGTGCAACTAACTGATAGTGTTAATAGCACAGCTACTACAACAGCAGCAACTCCCAATAGTGTAAAGACTGCGTATGACCTAGCAACTAACGCTGTTAATGCCGCTTCTACAGCTCAGAGTACGGCTAATGCTAAAGCATCTAAAGGTGAAAACTCAGATATCACTAGCATTACTGGCTTAACAACTCCATTAGGAGTACTACAAGGTGGTACGGGAGCAACTAACGGTCCAGATGCATTGTTTTTCTTAGGTGCTGCGCCTTTAATCGGAGCTACATTTACAGGAACTGTGTCTGCCCCAACAGTTTCTGGCACAACCGCTAGTTTTACAGCTACGGGTACATTTAATCAAGTTATTGCTACTAACATAAACGCTACTAATTTCTATGCTACTAATTTTGGCACTCCTGGAACACCAGCAACAAGTGTTAACGCATCAACGGTCAACGCCACGACCGTAAATGTTACTACTGTAAACGCTACAAATGCTAAAGTTACTAGTGCGCCCACTTTAGGTACCGATGTAACAAATAAAACATATGTAGATGGTAAAGTCGTTGCCTACACAGGAACTAACGGCGTAAACATTACTGGAACTAGCGTAAGCGCTACTAGTGTTTCCACAGCCCGTGTAACAGTTGCTGGAGGTATTGATTTAGCTACAGTTACTCAAACTAATAGTACTGGCAACACCGCGTCTGCTATTGTGCAGGGTGTAGCTGTAGATTCTTATGGGCGTGTTACTGGAGTTACCTCAGGAACTCATACTTTAGCCGCAACTAACGCTACTGGTATTGTGCAACTTACTGACGCTACAAATAGCACCTCTATTACTACTGCAGCTACACCTAATGCAGTTAAGTCTGCTTATGACCTTGCTAGCACTGCTAACTCTGCTGCAGGTAGTGCGCAGTCTACCGCTAACACAGCCATTAGCAATGCGGCTACCGCTCAAGCTACTGCTAATACGGCCTTAAGTAATGCCTCTACAGCACAGACTACCGCTGATAGCAAAGCCGCTAAAGGCGCTAACACTGATATTACTAGTCTTGGCGGACTTACTACTGCGCTGAGCGTTGGTCAAGGCGGAACAGGTTTAGGTTACCTTGAGGGTGGCGTTTTGTATGGCAATGGCTCAGTTACTTTAGGTGTTACTAATACACCTAGTTCTACTACGCGGGTTTTAATATCAAACCCCTCAACGTACGTTCCAATCTATGGAGCAATTGATTTAGCTGATAATGCAGGTATGGTCACAGGCCTACTGAACGTATCTAATGGTGGAACTAATGCATCTTCAGCAGCAAACGCATTAACTAACTTAAACGCGGCTTCACTTGTAGCATCCAATGCGTTCACGGTTGGTGGGCACACGATTACTTCCGATGCTATTGGTGTTAAGCCTTTAACTTTAAAAGGCTTTGCCGCACAGAACGCCGACCTAATTCAGTACCAATCTTCAACTTCAACTGTCCTTGGTGGTAGTAACGCCAACGCCCAAATCTTTACAGGCTCAACTGCACCGATTTATAGTACGGTAGGAACGGCCGCCCGAGCAACAGCTACATCTTCGGGAACAACGGCAACAATTACAACTAAAGACGGTACAGATACCGCTGTAGCACATAACTTGTCCAGTGGCGATTTAGTTCTGTTATCCGCATTTAGTGTTGCAGGCTATAACTCAACGACTCCTTATGTAATTTCTACAACTGGGGCATCTACATTTACAGTTACAACTAGCGGTTCAAATTTGGGGGCTGGTACTGGTGGTACGGTAACTGCTCCTGCACAGGCTTCCGTTACGGCTCGCAGTGCTGGCACTAAAGGCTTGGTTGTTAAAGCTGCCACTAGTCAAGCAGTAAACATTCAGGAGTGGCAAGATTCTAATGGTACGGTAAAGTCTGCTATTGCTCTTGATGGTGGTATAGCAACTGCATATATTGCTAACGCTGCTGGAACTGGTGCTATTCAAATTGGTACAACTCGTAACGTTCAGTTTGGAAATTCACAATCTTTTGGTGGTGGAGCATTAGTAATTGGTATCAATAATGCCACAACTGTTCCAACTACTAACGCTGTAGGTGGCGGTATTCTCTATGTAACGGGCGGAGCCTTAACTTACCGTGGCACGTCTGGTTCAGCAAAAACTATCGTAGATGCTTCTGGCCTTCTTGATATTACATCTGTTACTGGAACATTAGGTTTTAATAATGGTGGAACTAACGCTTCAAGTGCGTCTCTTGCTATAAATAAGTTAGAGAGCAGTGTAGGTATTACCACCGCAACTACCTCTACTGATGTTAGTTCACTTGCTGCACCCGTTAAAAATATTGTGTGTAACTCTACTGCAACTATTACTTTAACTTTACAATCTCCTACTGGTGTTGCTGGTAGGGAGTACCATATTCTTAGCAAGAATACTGGAAACGTTATCTCAGGCACAAACAATGTTCTTACTAGGAGTGGTTCTGTAGCAACTACTGGCATTCTTATTAGTGGCACTGCGGGCTCTTGGGCTAGACTTGTTAGTGATGGTACTTACTATCAGGTAATGGCGGGTTCATAATGACCGTACTAAAATATTGGGACGGGTCAGCTTGGGTTCCTGCTGTAGTCGGTAGACCAGGGCCATCAAATAATCTAGCTATAGGCGCAGTTACTAATGGAGCTACTGCTGCTGCAACTATAACGGGCTCTTCTCCAAATCAAACTTTAAATTTAGTTCTTCCTCAAGGTATTCAAGGTATATCGTTTGCTAACATTGATGGTGGAGCCCCTAATAGTAATTATGGTGGAATAACAAACATAGATTGTGGAGGACCAGTGTAATGGCTGTTCAATTTCAAGTAAGACGTGGAACCGCTACAGAGTGGTCTAATAATAATATTATTCTTGCCCTAGGTGAGTTTGGGTTTGATACCACTAATAAAATTTTAAAAATTGGAGACGGAGCGCTTACATTTAGTGCCCTTCCTGACTTAAGGTCTACAGGTGTTATACCATCTGGCGGGACCAACGGACAGGGGCTAATTAAAAGCGGTACTGCTCTTGCTTGGGCAGACTATGTGACTTACCCTACTAATGCCGCAGTTGCTGGTGCGGCTCTTGTTCGTAATTCTACTAACACTGGTAACGTATGGTCTACAGGTGCTGGTTTAGGAACATTAACTGGTTTAGGTTCATCTTCTCCACTAGCTATTAATGGAACTGTTGGAGGAAGCGCGGCTAATGGTGCGCCCACTGTTAGTTTAGATAACACTGCACTAAACGTACTTATAGCAAGTTTCAACACTTCTTCTACTGTGTTTGCTACTTCAGCTTCAGCAGTTAATTTTGGACGACTCACCGTGAGTGGGTATGCAACTGATACATCTACAGTAAGCATAAATACTGGGGAGGTTCCACGGTATTCTGCAATAGAAAGCACCTCTTATACTGCAAGAACAACTAATATTAGTACAGGTTCACTAGCTGATGGTGGCCCACTCCCAGATGCTGAACCAGGTGACCCTACATATAATACAACTACTGCTGTTGTAAATATTGGAAATTCAAGTGGAGTATCTTTAAATCATACAACTAATATTTATGGAAAACTTAAATTGCCTCAATGGGTTTCTGGTGCATTAATCACAGACGCTAATGGTTTAGTAGGTAAGCAGACTGTATCGTCTACTAATGTTACTGGAGCGATTGTTGCTCGTGACACTAATGGTGATTTTAGTTCTAGGAATATTACGGCAACTGCGGTGACAGCTACTACAGTTACAGCTACTACAGTTACCACCACAACGGTTAATGCCACTACTGTTAATGCTACAACTGTAGCCGCTACTACTCTTCAAGGAAACTTAGCTGGCACTTATATTACAGGTACTATTACTGGAACTCAAATTGCTAGCGCTACTGTTTCTTCAGGAAATATTGTATCTGGCACTATTACCAATACTCAAATTGCTTCAACTGCAAATATTCAGGACAGTAAGTTACTTACAATTTCTAGTACTGGTAAAGTAGCTAACTCAGCAACTACAGCAACAAGCGCCAATACTACTAGCGCAATTGTTCTTCGTGATACTTTTGGAAGTTTTAGTGCCAATAATATTAGTGCAGTTGGCCAATTTAATGGTTCTGGTGCTGGACTATCTAATATCCCTAACGCTTCTTTATCAACGGCTACTAGCGCAAATGTGGTTAGTTCTGTTGTTTTGCGGGATAATGTTGGAGATTTCTCAGCAGCTATTATTACGGCCTCAAGATTTAATGGTTCTGGACTAGGATTGACTAGTATTCCAAATTCAGCTACTACAGCAACAAGCGCCAATACTAATAGCGCTATCGTTACAAGAAGTAGTACAGGAGCATTTTCAGCAGGAGCCATCACCGCCACTCAATTTAACGGTTCTGGAGCAGGTCTTTCAACTAAGTCTGTTCCTGTAGCCTCTTTAAATGTTGCAACTGATACACCTTTTATCAGAACTATTGCTCCAGGTAACCTTGCAAACCCAACTTATACTACGGTTAAAAACATATTTTTAACGGGCTCTGGAACAGGTACTATTTATCTAAACTTAGACGATATTGCCACAGTTGTAGGGGCTGGAGCAGAGGTAAGGGTTGTTAGAACAGACGCTAATTTTACAACAAATGGTGTGGTATCGGCTGATGCTAGTACGCAGGTTATATCTAATATTATTACTAAGACTGGGGCTGTTACATCCAATATTATTAATACACCTTTAAGTGGTGGCGGTTCCTGGGCTATTTTAGTATATAGTGGCTCTTTTTGGTACATTATGGCAAGCAGTTAAGGAAAAGATAATGGCATGTAGAACAGGTTGTCCAACTCAGGACTGTGAAGATTACGCGGCTTGCTGCCGTAGCATCAGCATTGATAAGAGTAGCCTACGCCCATGAGTAGACCCTATACGCCCAGTGGTAGATTTGATACTGATTTTGAAATAAATCAGATTCACGATGCCATCTCTAAGGATTTAACTAATCCTGTTGGTTCTTTTGTTCAATGGTATGTATGGAATGCTGCATCAACTAATGTTGACCCTATTTATGATGTTGGGTCTAACTACATTACTAGCACCAACGGAGCTAGCGTAACTACTACTATGACTGGCGCGGTGGGCTCTAGTACTATTACGGTAGTGTCAACAGCAGGGGTTGCTGTTGGAATGGCTGTAGTTGGAAATGGTATTGCTACTGGAACTTTGGTAAGAAGTATTTCTGGCTCAGTTATTTCCCTATCACTGAACACTACAAAAACTATATCTAGTGGTACCTCTGTAAACTTTACCAACAACGGACGTAAGTGGAAAAACCCAGTTAAAGTTCCTGTAATTAAAGCTTTGATTAAGCACGGTACTGTAGAACATAGCCATGAAGGTTTCTACAATGCTGACTCTGTTCACTTTACTATTGACAAAGAAGAGCTAAATAAGCAAGTTCCTGATTTTCTTAATAACCCTGACCCTATAAACCGTGATAGAATTGTCTGGCAAGGTCAGGTTTACCGCCCACTTTTGTCACAGTTCCGTGGTATTGTGGCAGAGGAGTTCACACTAGTCTCTTTGGATTGTAGGCAGATTATGCCTGAAGAGATGGTTAACGACCCTCAATTCCAAGCTTACGCTAATTAAAGATAGGTGTACAATATGTGTACAACGTGTGGTTGTAAACAACCTAAAAACAAGCACGGAGAAAAGACTTTAGCGGCTGCTAATAAGAAGTTTGCTAAGAAAACTACTACAAAGAAAGCTGGTAAGAAGTAATGGCCGCTCCTAAGAAGGACGACAAGAAGCAAGACGCTAAGGCAATGAAGGGTATGACCCCTGCACAAAAGGCTAAGTTCCAGAAGGAAGACAAGAAGATGGATAAGAAGCCTATGTCCCGCAAGGAAGACGTCAAGAAAGACACAGCTCTTGCCAAGAAGATTAAGGGTAAGAAGTAATGCTTGTTCACGATTCTTTTGCTTTGGCAGCAAATACTGCAAAAGTCATTGCTACTATCCCAGTAGGCAATCCGCTTACATCGGTAGTAATCACTAATGTAGACACTGCATCGGTCTATGTGGGAGATAGTACAGTATCCACTGGGGATAACGTAAACCGCGGAATCAAGGTTGCCACTAATACTAACCAGCAGGTATGGCTAAATGGCGGAGAAAGCCTATACGCCATTTCTTTGGCGGGAACTGCGGCAGCGTTTAACGTATCCGTTTTGTATTCTTTGGTAGTTACTGCCTAAAACTATTTATGATTTAGCCCCCGAAAGGGGGCTTTTTCATTTATCCTTGTAATAGCTCCACTGCAGGAGCTAAGTCAATACCCTGCCTATATCTTTGCAACTCTCTTAGGAGAACCAATGAATCGTGAGAATGTATCTCAAGTTTCACTGCCTGATTTTTATCATGGTGCTACGCACAATCAGGATGTAGGTTATTTTATAGGGTTGCTTTTAGGATTTGGCAGAGGTCGCTGGTGAGTAACAAAAAGTTTTTACCTTACCTAAAAGCATCTTTAAGAGCTGCTGAGCCTGGTTTACAGCAATCGTGGAACCAAACTGCTTCTTCTCGTGGGTGGTCTTCGGGCCTTACTAATAGTGTAAACGTAACCACAGGACTTCATGGCGTTGCGCTTAGCTATCCAGATGACGTGGTTGGACACATTAACGCTGCGGAATATGGGGATATGGGAAAACCACCTCAAGCAGCTATGCGCGAATTTGCTGAGCTGTCTAAAAAGGATATTGAACGAGCTGTAATGCAAGCTGCTACCAAATACTTTGGGGATTTGGGGTTACTTAAATGACTTTTATTTTAGCTGAAGATGCGGCTATCAAAGCGCACCTTTCTGGCATTACCGTAGCAGATGAGCGCTCTACCTCTCGTGCCGTAAAGGTATGGTTTGGTTACCCTGATGTTGAAATCCGTACTCAGGACTACCCTTTTATTACTATTGACTTAATCGGTATGCGGGAAGCTACCGAACGCCAAACCTCTGGGTATGTCTACGATGGTGACTACATAGGAACTATTGCCCCTACCGAGGATTCTCGGGGAAATCCTACGTGGTATGGGTATGAAATACCTGTAGCTTATGACTTAACTTATCAAATTACATCTTATAGCCGACACCCACGTCACGATAGGGCTATACTTTTACAGTTAAACCAAAAGTTTCCAGGTATGCGTGGGCATTTAGCCGTGCCAAATCAGCTAGGTACTAGCATCGCATACCGACATATGTTCTTAGAAAGCACTTTTAAGAATGATAAGGCAGAAGGCGAGAATGGAAATAAACGCCTTTTACGGAATATGTACACGGTGCGGGTAGTTAGTGAACTCCCACTAGGTGTAGTGGACCAACTAACTGCTGTAAATACTGTCAATACTACCCTCAACCAAACCTCTTAAGGAGAAAAAATGGCTAATGTTAATAGACCAGGTGTGTATATTGAAGAGGTCTCTTCGGCCAACACTCCTATTGCCCCAGTGTCTGCTGATTCAGTAGCAGTCTTTGTTGGTTATACTGACCGAGGTCCTGTAACAGGAACTAAGAATTCTTATGTAGGTAAGCCTACATTAGTTACTGGTTGGGATGACTTCTGCGCAAAATTTAGTTTTAAAACAGACGCGTTTACTACAATCCCTACATATAGTGTGACCCCTAGCTCAACAGTAACTAATACAACAACTATTACTATTTCAACTAATACTTCACTTCCATCAGACCCAGCATACTCTTTGTATGTAGGTTCAACGTTACCTGCAGTAGGTAGCACCTCAGGAAGCACTACATTAATTCCTGCTGGAACTTATATTACAGGCATTACTGGAACTAACAGCTTTACTGTTAATAATTTAGTAAACATTTCTAATACTACGCCAATTTCTGTAGGCACTAATTTGCCATTTAAATACGCGTTGCAGTCTTTCTTTGATAATGGAGGCTCGTCAGCTTACATCCTTCGTGATGTTCCTAATGACGCTGATAAGGCTAGTGCAGTATTTGTTGACCAAAGCGGCTCTCAAACAATCAACACTGCAAGTAATGCCCTTACCTACTTATATGCCACAGCTCCTACTGGGGTTACGGCTACTAGCTCTGTAACTTCTAAAGGCTCCAGCACAATTACGGTTGTTGGTACAGTTACTAATGCCTTAGGTGCCACAATTTCTGGTACTGGTATCGCTGACGGAACTACTATTACAAACGTTGCTTCGCAGGTATTGACTTTATCTACCCCTACTACTTTAGACATCTCGGCTGGGGCAACTTTAACATTCACTGCAAACCTAGTAATTTCTTCAGCTAGTGGTACTCCTTTTGTTGATGCTGAAGTGGGACGTGTAGTTAGCCTTAGCGGTGTTACTGGAACATTTAATACTGGAACTACCCCTATTTTAGCCTCTACTAATAGCTACGTAATTGCTTCTAAAATTAGTAGCACCAAAATTGCGCTAAGTTACATTAGTACAACACCTGTGGCTGCTGATACACAAAGCACGGGTAGTGTGATTATTAATGGGGCAAGTGTTAGCACTCAAGCTGCTTTAACAATTTCAGCTATTGAGCCAGGTATTTGGGGAAATAACATTTGGGTAGGTATTACTCCTGGTACAGTTACTAATACTTTTAACCTAAGTGTGTATTATTCAACCGCTACTACAGCTGCAACTGTGTTAAATAGTGTACCTCTAGAAACATATCTAAATTGCAGTATGAATCCATCTGACGCTAACAACAAATATGTGCTAAACCTAATTAATGGAGTTTCCAACTACATTACTGTTGCTAATAGTGGTTCAGGTAATTTATCTCTTCCAGCATTTACAGTTGGCTGGAACCCTGCAAAGGCGGTTACGTCAACAGGAGTATTCTCATGGAGCTCCTCATATACTCAGTCTCTTGCTTCTGGTGATAGTTTGATTAGATGTGGTAATACCACAGCAACTAAGTCATCTTTAGCTGGAACAACTGGTAAAGAAGGCTCTGTAGTTAACTCTTTGTTAAATGTAACCTTACCTAAGTTGGATGAAGTTAACGTACCCTTAATTATTAATTACCCATATAAGTCTGACGCTAATACTATTTCAGCTTTGGCTACGTATGCAGCTAATCGCTCAGACTCATTCGTAGTTGCTGACTATCCTCTTCTTACAGCCTCTGGTACTAACTCATCAACAACTTCAGACGTACTTACGGCTATTAACCAGTGGAATACAAACACTAGCTATGTAGCAACTTACTACCCAGCTCTTGCGGTAGCGGATAACACCACATACAACACACCTATTAATATTTCTCCAAGCGGTGCTGTTATTGGACAGTACGTAAAGACTGATACGTCTCGCGGTGTATTTAAAGCCCCTGCTGGTTCTAGCACTGTTTTGGCTGGTGGGTACACCACTGCTGTCGGTGCACTTCCTAGTTCAGACTATGATTTAATCAACGGCAATAAAAATAACCTAAACATTATTCGTTACATTCCTGGTTCAGGATATTGCATTATGGGTGCACGAACAGTTGACAATTCAAACTCTCTTGTTCGCTACGTATCTGTGCGACGTACTCTTGGTCTTATTGAATATGACTTAAAGCAGCTTACTTTGTTTGCTGTGTTTGAGCCTAATGACCAAAACCTTTGGAACTCTATTACTTCACAGTTGACAGGCTACTTTAATGACCTGTGGCGTCGCGGTGGACTAACGGGAACCGCAGAAAATCAGGCCTACTATGTTAAGTGTGATAGCACTAACAATACTTCTACGTCAATCAATAACGGTCAACTTAATATAGAAGTTGGTGTGGCTTTGGGCCGTCCAGCTGAATTTATTGTTATTCGTGTAAGCCAAATTAGTGGCAGTACGACCGTTACGACTAGTATCTAAGGAGATATAAATAATGTCGGAAAAAGCAAGAGCTATTAACTCCATTGATGAAAGGTCTACTATCCAGTCTGACCCAATGCGTGGGTTTAGATTTCGGGCAACTTTCAAAGAGGCGCAGAATGTAAAGTCTGTTTTTGACCCTCGTATAAAGTCGTTTAGCGGAGGTTTCTCTGGAATCTCTGGTCTAAATGTATCAACAGCTCCCATCCCTTACCGTGAAGGTGGGTATAACACCACTGTTCACAACGTTCCTGGCCTAACAACTTTTGAGCCTGTTACTTTTTCCCGTGGATTCTTGTACGGTAATGACAGCGCTATTACTTGGATGCGTGGACTTTTTGCCGCTTCTTCAGGAGAAGGTTACAACGTAAACGACACAGGCTCCAATGGTTTCCGCTGTAATGTAAAGATTGAGCTTATGGACCATCCAAATGCTGGCCAATCTACTAACACTCCACGTGTTGGGTTCTTCTTGCATAACGCTTGGATTTCTCGCCTAAGCTACACGGACCTTAACGCTGGAGCAAATGAACTCATGTATGAAACAATGACGTTAGTTCATGAAGGTTTGACTATTGCGATGTTAGACGCAAACGGTAAGGTTACTGGCCCTGACCAGCCAAGCATTAGCGGATTCTAATTTATAGTAAAATATACCTATACTAATAAGGAAAACAATGACTAATATTATATCTGACCCACAAGAAATTTCTCGTTTAGCGGCTGTGTTTCAGGCTGAAAACTCTGAAGATTTTGAGCCTGAAACAGTTGAACCACCAGATAATGAAGTGTTTCTTCCTGGCGGCTATATCAGCAAAGATGGAAGCCTTATAAAACTAGCCGAGATTCGTGAGCTTACTGGTGCGGATGAAGAAGCACTAGCTAAAGCAGGAAACACTAATCGTGCACTAAACACTATTTTAAACCGAGGATTGGTTAGCGTTGGTGGGGAAACTGTCTCTAAAGAAGTTTTAGATAATCTTCTTTCTGGTGATAGAGATGCTATTTTGTTAGCCATCCGAAATATCACTTTCGGTAGTAAAATTGAATACAACGTATTCTGCTCAGGGTGTT